CCAAAACCGTATGCCCTTGCAGATGCGGCGCCTTGGGTAAGTAGGGTTGGCATCTCTATTCCTCAAGCAAACCTGATTTGAGAAGCAAACACCGTAAACGCGGCATTCCCGGTCTTGATGATGGTGTAGGTGTACACATCAACCGAAGACGCATTGCCAGCACTCGGCGCAGTACCACCCTGCCACTTCGGCGTGACAGAAGAACCATCAACCTGTACCGCGTTGTTATAGTACGCAGTGGCACCCTGGGTCACAAGGAAGGCAACCGTAACAGCCTGCCCCGTGGACATTGCTGTATTCAGCGAAGTGCCGGAGGAAGCCCTGAAATTTACAGTCCAGTTCGCTGATGCGTTGGTGGTGTAATACAGAACACCCTGGGTGGTGACATCATAAGCAATAGTGCCAGTAGCCGCCGTGGCAGATACAGTGGCAGTCTCAGCCATATCCTGCACCACTATAGCCAGCGCGCTGCTAGACCCATTGAACGTCTGCGTGGCAGTGAACGTGGTGGCAGTACCCGGCGCAACATAATCCGTCCCAGCCGTGGCTGCGGTGAACGCAGAGGTGCCATTGCCCTTCAGCACACCCGTCAGCGTGGTGGCGCCAGAGCCGCCCTTGCTGACGCCCAGAACCCCACTGGTATTAACCCCAGGTGCCAGATTGGATAAGTCGCGCGGGATCGTCATTGCGGAGCCTCCGGCCAGATAATATCCCAGGGGAACCCAGGCTGTGAAGGTAAATCACGCAGAGCCTTGCGATAAACACCCCAGGTCAAAGCATCAGGCGGCGAGTCAGGAAGCTGCGTCCAATCGGATTCCGCCAGGAGCCTGTTGCGCTGATCCCGCACAGATGCGGCCTGCTCGGCATTTGCCGCGTCAATCTCTTCCTGGCTCTTCGGCTCAACAGCCCACTGCTGAATCCACGAAGAACCATCGTAAAGAGGGGCAAGCTCAGTCAGCCTTTCTGTCAAATGATCAAATGCCGGGGGGCTTGAAAAGTGGACCGGGAACACGTTCGCAAGCAAACCACGAAGCTGGTCTGCAAAGCCAGAAAGCTCGGCGCGCTCATCGGCATTCATGCTGGCGATATTTTCAAGCGCCAGCGTGTAGTTGTCGATGTTGATTTGGTAGTGCATGACCTCTTGGACGCGGGCATCCAAGTTGATGCGAAGGATTTCTTCGCGGCTCTTCGGAATTTCTTTTTCAGAGTCAGACATATATTTCCCTCTTACATAATTTTGTTGAATGCTACACCCCAACCGTTACTGGGTGGTAACGTAGAAGGATCAACATACTTAGTCCCAAAACCTGATACCGACCATGGATACGCAGTTAAAAATGGCGCATTTATATGACTGACAGCAATTGCTGTTCCATCAGGACTAAATCTCACACCATTTCCTTGGCCAGCAGGAAGTGTAGCAGGATTAGCATACTTCGTGCCAAAGCCTGAAACTGACCAAGGATACGCAGTCAAAAATGGCGTTGTTGGGTGAGAAACAGAAACTGCTAATCCATCAGGACTAAATGCTATGCCATAACCGTTACCAGCAGGGAGAGCAGCAGGATTGGAATACTTTGTACCAAAGCCTAATCCTGACCAGGGATATGCAGTTATGAATGGTGTATTATTGTGAGCAACAGCTATTGCTGATCCATCAGGAGTAAACGCTACACCAAAACCAGTACCGGTAGGCAACGTGGCGGGATTTGCGTACTTAGTGCCGAAACCTGATGCTGACCATAAATATACCGAAATAAATGGTGTAATATCATGAGCAATAGCTATTACCGACCCATCAGAACTAAATGCTACGCCACGCCCAGTGCCAGTAGGTAGTGTAGCAGGATTAGAATACTTAGCACCAAAACCAGAGCCTGACCATGGATAGGCACTTATAAATGGCGTAGCACCATGAGCAACAGCTATTGCTGATCCAGAAGGACTAAATGCTACGCCATATCCAAAGGAAGTGGGTAACGTAGCGGGATCAGCATACTTTGCACCAAAACCAGAGCCTGACCATGGATAGGCACTAACATAAGGCGTACCGTCATGAGCAACAGCAATCGCTGATCCATCAGGACTAAATGCTACGCCATTTCCTAAGATGGTAGGCAACGTAGCGGGATTAGAATACTTAGCCCCAAAGCCTGATGCTGACCATGGGTACGCAGTTATGAATGGCGTAGAGCTATGAGCAACAGCAATCTGCTGAATTGGATAACCGCCAGCGGTAAATGCTACGCCAAACCCGCTACTTGTAGGCAACGTAGAAGGATCAGCGTACTTCGTACCAAAGCCTGATGCAGACCAAGGGTATGCAGTTATGAATGGCGTAATCTGATGAGAAATAGCAATTGCCGATCCGTCAGTGCTAAATGCTAGGCCACGCCCAGCGCCAGTAGGTAACGTGGCGGGATTTGCATACTTTGTACCAAAGCCTGACCCTGACCAAGGGTACGCAGTTATGAATGGAGATGTAGTATGACCAACAGCAATTGCAGAGCTATCAGGGCTAAATGCTACGCCATACCCGAGGCCAGTAGGGAGCGTGGCAGGATTAGAATACTTTGTACCAAACCCCGAACCTGACCATGGATATGCGGTTATGAATGGTGTAATATCATGAGCAATAGCAACTGCCGCTCCATTAGGACTAAATGCTACGCCATACCCATCACCAGTAGGTAATGTAGCAGGGTTAGCATATTTAGTCCCAAAACTTGATCCTGACCATGGATATGCGGTTATGAATGGCGTAGTTTGATGAGAAACAGCGATTGCAGAGCCATCAGGACTAAATGCTACGTTTAGCCCGAGGCCAGTAGGCAACGTAGCAGGATTTGCATACTTTGTACCGAAACCTGATGACGACCATGGATATGCACTTATAAATGGCGAAATATTATGAGCAACAGCAATTGCAGAGCCATCAGGGCTAAACGCTACGCCACCCCCAGTGCCAGTAGGTAACGTAGCAGGATTTGCATACTTTGTACCGAAACCTGATCCTGACCAAGGATACGCAGTAACAAATGGCGTAATGTCATGAGCAACAGCCATCGCTGTTCCATCAGGACTAAATGCTACGTCACGCCCAGTGCTAGCAGGCAACGTACCAGGATTGGTGTATTTAGCGCCAAACCCAGAACTAGACCATGAATACGCAGTGATAAATGGCGACATGCTGTGAGCAACAGCTATCGCCCTGGAAGCAGAAACTCTCGGCGTTACACCAAGATCAGCGCTAAACATACTTCGTCCTCACAGCGTATAGTTCTGGCCGACGACACGACCAATCCAGTTGGTCCCATCCGCCGTGAAGCCAAACAAGTCGCTCCTGCTCGCCGTGCTGGTAATCGTCGGCGCCGTTCCAGACGGCCACTTCACAGCCGCAGGCCATGTCACCGTGCGGCTACCCGTGGCATCTTGCTTTTCAATAAGCAGGAATGAACGCCCGGCAGTAGCCGTGGGGAAAGTGTAAGTGACGTTCCCGGTCAGCGTGAGGATTTGCACAGAGCCGTTGGCCAGATCAATCGTGTAGGCAGTGCCAGTGTTGGCAGTGACAGTTTCTTCTGTGTAGCCGTTCGAGAAAGTCCCAGCTTCAATCGTCTTGTTGGTTAATGTGTCTGTAGTAGCCCTGCCAACCAAAGTGTCTGTAGATGTTGGGAGGGTAAGGGTACCCGTGTTGCTGATCGTTGAGATCACGGGCGATGTGAGGGTCTTGTTGGTTAGGGTCTGAGAATCAGTCGTCCCGACCAAAGCCCCTGTCGGGGCAGTTAGTGATGTCGTCCAAGCAGATCCACTAGAGACAGCAATTCCTGCCCCCGGATAAGCTGCAACACCCACATTCCCCACAATGATAGCAATGATGTCAACGATGTCGCCCGCGCTACATCCCGTAGCCAGAACCACATTCGTCCCGCTCGTCGCGGTATAATCCGCCGCATTCAACAACACACCATTCACAAACACCTGAAGGCTTGGAGGTGTGTAGGTGGCAGCAAATGTTGTCTGGCTCGCGGTGGCAGTATAGCTATAGCTTGTGTAAGAAGCCCCGGCCCTCTCAGCAGGAAGGGTGATGAACACATCCTTCGTGCCAGCAGAGAAGTTTACCGCAGACCCACTATTACTAGACGATAGAATTGTGGTCCTGGCCAGCGTAGATGGAGCCGTGAACGTCCCAATACCAACCTCCCACTCAGTCGCCCCCTGGAGAGCAATCGTGTAGTAGGTGGTGTCTGCGGTATTTAAGACAGCATCAAAAGACTGAAAGCCAGTTACGGCACCATCGAGCGTGAAGCTGCCAGTTCCCGTTGTTGCCGAGGTTTCCCTAACGCGGTCTGCAAGAATGAATGCCATGTCAGTTAATCCTCACAATCGCGCTGATGTCGGTGATCTGCGGGAACTGCAATGCAAACGTCCCATTCACAGCCGACCTCAATATCCCGAAATCCAAAACCAGACAGGCCGGATTGGTATAGCTGTGGGCAGGAGTGGTGTTGTATATCAACGCCCCACGGGCGGAAAACGAGACACCCGTCCAAGTCACCGTGTCAAAAGACGCAACCCCGGCAAGGTTATACTCACTGGGAGTTATGTTCGTTAAGACTCTGCCACCAGCGGTGTACCCGGACGCCACAATCTCTCCAACCGTGGTGTATGCGGTGGTTGTAGCGTTCAAGTTCGCAACCTCGGTGTACAGCGCCACCTTAAAGGTATCGCCCCCGACAGCCCGAAAATCATGCACCCCCTCAAGAAGCTGCTTCTTAAAGCTAGTGCAGAATGCCTGAACAATTGCCACGTTCTACCTCAAGTCGGAACAAGGCGAGGAGCGTCAATGCGGAAGTTATCCCGCTTATCCAGACCCTCACCAAGAACTTTCAGACGGCCCAAAGACTCATCATACCTCTGCCTATACAAAGCAACGAGATCATTCTCGCCCTTCATGTAGGTATAGGCTTCAACCAACGCCCCATAGAAAAGCACACTCTCAACATTATCACCAAGCCAAGATGTCCCGGCAGTCACAATGCTAGGCGGCTCATAGAAATAATGAAGCTCAACCTCAAAGAACGACGATGGAGCAGGCGCAACCACAAAGGCCGAATCATTAAACAGGGCATAGAACCGGGGAATACCCGTCACAGCCTGATTGGGAAACGCCTCGTTGATGTACCCCACATCCTTCTCAAGCATATAATTATAGACGCCCGCAGGGGTCTTAACTGCCATCGAATATGCAGCCAAGAAATCCACAGGGGTCGCCAGATACTTATTGCCCTGGATGAAGTTCGAGGTGGAGTTCTGCTTCAGGGCCGGGATCTGGACCGTCTGATAAATCCGATCCTCAGCCAACTGAACAATGTCAGGAATGGCGGCAACAAACTCCGACGAGGAGTTCTGCGTGTAATCTTGCAGAAGGCTAACGAGCGTCGAATAGTTCATGACCGCCTAGATCCTTAACCCATTGGGCCGCGAGCCATTGTACCCTTTGTCGCCGCGCCCGTCCCGCGAATTTTCGTTGGCTTATAGGGGGCAGTATCTTCGTTCACAATCGCTTGATCCGTGGCCTTGGCATTCTTTGCCATCTTACCAACCGCGCCAGTGTTGGAGCCTTGGTCAGCCGAAACGGACTTGAACGGATTGCCAGTGCTAGGCCCCTTGGCCCGACCACTCTGGTTCATGGCGCGAGCCACGTTCCGCCCATACTTCTTCATCGCTTCGCTGGTCACGCCACCAGATTTCATCTTCTTCATCCTACTCTCCTATGGGGTATATACATTAATAATTCCGACATTCCCATTCATAGTGGTGGCGGAATTACCTACAGGATTCCAGCCCGGCAAACTCCGGCCAGGGTTAATGTCCGGCCTTGGGTCTTGCAGAGCAACAGGATCATTGATCGGAAACTTGCCCAACTGATACTGCGGATGGTCAACATCGTTGCACTCATCACAGACCTTCAGGCCAGTAGGGATCTGATTAACGACTTGCCAAGTCAGATCCTTTAGGTCGTACCGCTGGTAGCACCGATCACAAAAGGCATACGCCTTATTGCCGCGAGCGAATTTAACAGCCATCTGTTAGATCCCCCTCACGGATAAGACAAGGAAGGCGCATGGCAGCTTCAGGGCGCTTGAGCGCAATCTGATAGGCTAGGGCAGCAGACAGAGCCGGGACAAACCGAACCGGCATATCCATAACATCCGTAGCCGTGGTCGCATCCTGAATGCGCCTCATCGTCCAGTATAGGATAGTGTAAGGAAGGTCCGGTACGGGCCAAAGCGTGTATTCCGGGTTCACTTGCCGGTTCACATAGATCTGAAGCGGGCGACCCGTGGTGTTCTTATTTGGCAGGGCCGCGTAATCCCCCAAGCCAATCCGAGACACCGTGTAATCCAGAGCAGACCCGCTGGTATTCACCCGGATCATGGTCTCGATAATGTCAATCGTGTCGGCTGGTAGGGAATAGGTCTTGGTCCCTGGCGTCAGAACGACATTATGCTCCTGAACAGTCCAGAGATTTAGACCCCTATTAGACCATTCGGCGGAGATCATATTCAGGGAACGACGAGCCGTGCGGTAATCATACCCAGTACGAGCCTGGAGGCCCGCGCGCTCATACGCTTCCTCAATGATGTCAGCGATGTCTAGGTTCCAGACTGCGGTGCCGGAGGTTGTCACTGCTTCTTCCTTCCGCTGGGAGTTATGGGCCAACTCTTTCGAGCCGGTCCAGTTTTCTTTTGAGCCATAGTAGCTTTCTGCCCAGAAGACATTTTAGCAGCCGCCGCAGCAGGACGACAGGCAGGATACCCACGCTTTGACTTCTCAGAACCACTCCGCCCACAGGGCTTCCCGGTCTTTACATCAACCCACTTCTCGCCAAACCATTTCCCCAGACCACCCTTCATTTCTTAGTGACCCGGTTATCTGGCCCACGCCAAGTGCCACCCTTCTTCTTGTACTCCTTTGACGCCCAGGCATTCGCATAGGCAGAAGGGTACACATCGAACTTGGCCTTGGCGGCACTCTTTGCCGCAGCCCATAGCTTTGGGTTCTGCGGCTTTACCCGCCCGCCCTCTCTCATGCGGGAGGCTTCAGAGAGCGCAATCGCCACAGCTTGCTTCCGGTTTGTCACCTTCTGCCCGCTGGATGATTTAAGGTCGCCTTCCTTAAACTCCCGCAGAACCTTCCGAATTTTCTCCGGCTTCTTCAAATCATCCGGCCCTTGGTCTTGCCGCGAGAGGCAATCCCGTCACCACGGGTGCAGCCGCCGCCAGCCATCTTTACGGCACCACCCTTAGCCATACGCCGGGGAGGCATAGGCGGGGGAATGGGCGGAAGGGGCATAGGCTCACGGGATGGCCGCATCATACCACGAGGAGGCGTAATGTCCTCTTCATAGGATGGGATCTCAACTGGCGCACGGCGGCGCACAGCAGGCTCCTCACCACCCGGCAGGGTGCGCGGGCGGAAGTTACGCATCCCAGGAGGGGGCGTCATGTCTTCTTCATAGCTTGGGGCAGAACGAGTGCGACCGCCATCGGCGTATTTCTTTTTCATACGAAACGACCTTTCGTTTTGCCGCGAGAAGCGCAGCCATCACCACGGCGAGAAGCAGAAGGCGCCTTAACAGCACCGCCCTTTTTAATGTTCACAATCTCTTCTTCGCCATTCGGGTTGGTATAACGTCCTGGTGAAAGCTTGAATGGGTCTTGAGGAAGCGCATCAAGCGGCTCATTCAATCGGCTTTTGTTTCTATTCCGAAAACGATTTTCAATATCGTTACCTTCGGCTCTACGCGCTTCATTTGCGGCAGAAGACCTCAATCCTTGACGGCGTCGATATTCTCCATACTCGACCCCGCCGCCTTCTTGATACTTCATACCATGCGACCTTTCGTTTTGCCGCGAGCGGCACATCCATCACCACGGCGAGAAGCGGAGGACTTTACCACCCCACCACTTGCCATCTTCTTCACCTTGCCACCCTTCTTGAGACCAAGGGTGCGGCCAAGCGCACGAACATCCTCACGAATGCTCCCTGTACTTGCGCGGCCTTCCCCTGTTTCATTGGTGCGGCGTAACCCCAACCGCTCAAGAAACCCGGGTTCCGGTTGAACGTCCCCACCCTTCATCATGTCACCCAGCACGGCACCAAGGGAAACTTGCTCAAGCGTGTCACGCTCAGCGGGTGGCGTTTCACGAGGACGACCCCTGGTGTTTGGGCGGTTACGCACACGATCCCGCTCAGCAGCCCTCTGGTTTAGGAGGTCGCGCATCTCGCTCGTGGTTTCTTCATATGGTTGAGGAGCCATGTCAGCCGTTTCGGCTGGAAGATAACTTTGCCGACGACGAGAGTTGGCTTCTGTAAATTCACTGGGAGGTGGGTTATAAGGTGCCGCACGACCACGACCTTGAGGCGTACCGCCCTCACCAACTCCTGATCCGCGATTTGAGCGGGGAGAGGCAGGAGCCTCATCATTAAACCTTGTGCCGCCATATGCCGGAATGCCAGCGCCTGGATTCCCACGAAGAGTGGCATCTGCAACTGGGTTTGGATTAACAATATCAGCCGCAACAGCAGCCGGGCCTAAAGCCCTAGGCAACACTGAACGAGCAGAAGGCATTGTTGGGTTGATGGTCATGCGCGAGCGATTAGACACGGCACGACTTTCAGGTGGTTCTCCAGCAGAAAGGGGACGATCAGAGCCTGGAACCATAAGATCACGACCAGCGGGAGGAAGCATGGCGCCACCACCACCAGAGGCAGGAACTGGAAGGCGCTCCCCGCTACGGACCAATGCCCGCTCAGCAGCAAGCTGCTGCTTCATGAACTCACGAGAAGCCGCTCGCTGACGCTCAATAGCTTCATCAATAGGGGTCGGCGTAACAGGATATCGCATTCCAAGGCGGCGCAATTCACCAGCCCGGCGGCGTCTTGCTGCCTCCTCCGGCATGATGTCATCGGCCATTAGATGAACTTCCCTTTGGTCTTGCCCTTGGTCTCAACGCCGCCACCGCGAGCCATCTTGACCTTGCCGCCCTTCTTCATTTCCTTTGATTCGGACTTCTCTTCCATCTTCTCGGCACGAGCAATTTCTTTGCGAATGAGCTTCTTATCCATCGCCGCATCAGCATGAACATTGCCACCCTTTTTCATGCCGCCTGGGCGCATGGCACGAGATCCAAACTTAGGCATAGCCATGCCCCCCATATCAGGCGACATCTTTGGCATCTTAGGCTTCTTCATCTTCATATCTTCCATGGTCAGTCTCCTGTCATTTCAAAGGCTTTTGATTCGCATTCATCTGCACGACGAAGCCAGCCCCGCCCGAATGTCTCAAAGGCTTTCAGCCCTTTATAGAACATTCTGCGTTGTTCAGAAAAGCGAATTATCATTTGCTTGGAAGGAACTTGCGTAACCAGCGCCATGGTCTTTGGGCCAATAACCCCGTCCTCTGTGGCTCCCACACATTTCTGGAGAAGCTTGGCTGACCGCCCAACCCCAGAGTTCACAGCCATGTCAAAGACTACCAGATCAACGCCGCCCGGAAGCTCATCGCACTTAGACACATTCCAGTACCGAGACTTGTACAAGTCATGAAGATGCTCGTCTGGAATGTTCCGAAGCTCATCCTTCGATGCTTCGCGTCCCAGGTACTCCCGGTAAACCGCCAGGGTAACTCCCTTCATAGTCGCGCCGCCCGGATCTCTCGGGTCGTCAGACCACAATCCTTCGTGGTGCAGCACAAACTTCAGGCAGGGTTCAAAGTTACTCTTCATTTGAGAACCATCCTGTTCATCGCGTCAGTCTTCTCCTTACTGCCCGCAGAAGAACCAAAGTAATAGGCCATAATACCGCCCCACGCCGTACCAAGGGTACCAAGCATTACCAACATGGCTTCAGAGCCACCGTGCTGGGGTAGCCCATTCCTCAGCATATAAAAGAGGACACCGAAATACCCGGCGGTGACAAACCCAGCCAAAATCTTTGGGGTCAGATCCTTGGTCTTAATCTCGCGGTTTCTTGCGCTATCCCGGTCAGCATGGGCAATCCGCTCAAGATCAATGTCCAGTTCGCGCATCTGGACTTCAAACTCTTGCTCAGCCTTCTTCAAAGCTAGAAGTTGTTCAGGGGTTGCCTTGGCAGCGGCCTGCATAAGTTCCGCTTCAGAACCATCCGGCTTTCCCAAAAGAGCCTCAGAGATAGCCTTGGTTGCCATGCCAGCCAAAGGCCCGCCAACAGCAGAAGCGATGCTCGGAGCAACAGTCCTGACGAGATTAAGAAGCTGCTCCATCTATCTCTCCAACATAAAGGTGAGGTTCTGGTGGCGAGGATAGGTTACAACCCGTTCACCTTCTGGACACTTATACTTGATCGTAGCCAAGAGAGTTGCCCTTCCGGCTGCAATCGTTTCCTTATCAGCGATGTCGAGGGTATAGGTGAAGGTATCAATCTCCGGGCCAGCAGGGCCAGTGAACCTAGTCATGCTCGGTGTCGCTTCATGAATCACGCCAGCGCCATCTCGAACCGTGACGTTAAAACCCTCAACGGAACAGTCGTCACGCTTTTTAATGCGGGCGACAGTGACGGTCACGGGCTGGCCAACCTTGGCATTCTCAATCCGAAAATGCTCCGGCGCCCACGCAATGATCTCATTCCTGAACCACCCGAATTTTTCTCCGGCTGTGTAGCCGCCAACCGCCAAGGCAAAGGATGCCGTGGCAAGCTGGATTACCGGAGTGATTTTGGGCAGTTCCATGAGCTTCGCCCAACCAAATCAATCTGGGCTAATCTTGGGGAAAAACTTCTTCCCTAGAAGTTTTTGGACCGTTTCGGTCTCAAATATCCGAATGGCAGTCCAAACAATTGTGAAGATCGCAGCTATGGAAGGGAGAATGCCAGCCAGGGTCGCCACTACCGTTCCGACAGAAAGAGCATCCACGACATTTTTGGCTGCTTCAGATGTGTCTGCCATGTCAGCAATTCCATGCTCTCAGGGATTTGTTGATACGGGAGTTAGGATCATTGGCCGTCTTTGCCGAGGTAAGCTTCTTCTTCATGCCCTTCATCCTGGCACAGAAGCTATCCCGTCGAGAGCCGCCCTCTGGCTGGGGCGCCTTCAACCCAGGCTTCCCAGGATTGGCTCGGTTATAAGAAGCCCTGCCCTTGGCATTCAAGCCACCAGCAGGGTTCTTACCTTCCTTCCTGGTCCATGCAGGAGTCTTAGCCATAGATCACCATGACAGAAGCAACGTCCGTCAGGTCGGCATAAACCCCCGTCCGAAACAAAAGACCCTCGCCCGGCATCAGGATGTAATCCACAGCCGTAGAGGAGGCCAAGGTATTCAGGGTGATCTTTGTCGTCCCACTACCGGAAGTACCGTCTTTGAGAACGACACTTCCTGCCCCGGCGGCGGGAACAATATAGACCGCCTTCACGCGGCAACGCTCAATTGCGTTACCAGCCTGATCGTTCATCACGCCGTCAGTTGTCCTGACGGCGCTTGCAAGAATATCTGTCTGCATGACGCAGAACCCCCTTTACCTATTAGGCGCTGGCAGGATTCTGAGCGCCGTTCGATGCGCGCTGAACATAGCTGACAGTCACAATGAACTGGCCAGCCGTCAGAGTTGCAGTGCCAACAGCCACCCGGACATAAACCGAGGTGTCAGCAGAGGTAGAGGTCTGCCAAGCAGCCTGGGTTGCAGCCGTTGCCGTGCCACGGAAGCGACCACCAGCCGTAGTGGCAACCGCAGCTCGGCGCCACCAGAAGTGCTGCCAACAGAAACCGTGGTCGTGCCAGCCGTGGCGGCGACAGTCTGATCCACAGTAATATCAACAATCTGAGAGCCTTGCGGAATCTTGAACACCAAAGCGTCAACATTTCCAACGACATCGCCGGTCAGGTCGCCGCTGTTGTAGGACTGAGCCAGGACAACGAGGCCGGTATTGCGACCAGCGCCTTCGCGCACTGTACCGGAACGAACTGGACCGGAGAACGTGGTAAAAGCCATTTTACCCTCTGCACATCTAAGCCCTACTGTTTGTGCTGATCTGCCGGGACAGTCAGTAGGACCGGATTACCCCGGTGGCATGGACATTATGCCTGTCTTCAAAGCATTCCCGCAAGAGAAATGTTTAGAAGACAGGGGGATTTCTCCCCCTGTCCGGCTATCAGGTTGAACCCGGAGAGCCAAAGATCCCCAGGGGATCGGAGACCCCGAAGGAATAACGCTCACGAGCCTTGTACCGGGCGTTGCCGGTATCAAAGTCGCCGTCCATGGAGGTCGAGAGCGGAGAGCGCACGAAGTGCTTCATGCCGTTCGGGACATCCGTGGTCAGGAACCAAGCGTTCGGGTCGGTCAAGAAGTGGTTAACAGTGTAACCCTCCGGGATCGAGCCGTTGGACTTGATCGCGTTGATGTCGTTGTCAGCCGTGCCGACACGGAGTTCCGTCTCAAGCAAGCGGGTGGCAACGAACATATTGCCGGGCGGCACGATCAGCTTGCGCGGGCGAGCCGCGATGAGCAGACCGCGTTCATCCGTCCAAGCCGCAATCTGAATTACCGCCGCCTCAAGGGAGGTTTCATTCAAATCCGCAGCCGTGGCAGGACGGTTGCTGTTGTAGCCGCCAGACACAAGCGGGTGCGCCGTGCTGAACAGGGTCACGCCGTCAC